CATAGCATCAAACGCCATTGTATCTAATTTAGATTTATGATCAAGTTCTTTTAATAGTACTTTTAATTTATTATCTTTTTCTTTTACATTAGCATCAAATGCTTTCATATCTAATGAAGATAAGTGTTTTAATTCTTCCGCCTTTAGTTTAGTGGAATCTTCTTTACCACTTTCTATCCGCAAGAAAGTTAAATCACTCAAATCAGTCTTGCTATGAATATTTCTTGCAGTTGCTTCATCCTTAGCGGCCTTAGCCAACTTAACTTGCTTATCAATTTCATTTTCTGCTGCAATACTTTCATTACGAGTAATTTCACTTTGTAATTTAGCATTCTCTAGTTGCATTCTTTGGAGTTGCAATTGCTTTAACTGCTCTTCCATTGGGTCTGGTTCTGGTTTAAAATCTCTAATCTTCTTTGCTTGTTCAGGCATACGAGACAATTCTAATATTTGTGCCATTATCTCGTGAGTTACTCCCGGATCAATTGAGTTACCAATTGTTTGTAATAAGAAACTTAATTCTTGTGCTTTAGCAGATTGGTCTTCTAATGTAGCAATAGTCAAATCAACATCAACGCTACCATCTAAATCATCTTTTCTTACTGGAACAAATTCTTCATTAGTTATTCTAACAACTTCTTCTTCTTCTAAAAATTCACTATTATATGACATCCATTTACGCAATAATGGTTTAACTAAATTCTCAGCTATGTTACGAACTATGTTCATATTTCTAACTGATGTAGCATCTTGTACACCTCTAGCAGCAGTAGCGGTACCACCAAGACTTGCACCTGTAATACCACCACTAAAGCTTTTAATACCAGTTAAACTCTCCATTTCATTATTCATTAACCCAATTAGGTCAAATGCAGAACTTGGTATTACATTATAGCTTCCTTGCCAGAAATCACCTATTCCGCCATTAAATTCAAAGTTTTTACCTTGCAGCCATTTTTTTCTATTAATTGGGTCTAATGCACCTTTTTTAACACCGATTTGTCCATTGTTACTCTGTGCCATATTATCAATAATACCACGAATAACAGCAGTTTTAATCTTTTGATTGTCACCAATCAATTCAGCATTAGCCTCTCCATACATTTGGAAAGGTATTGCATTAAAAGGCACAATAATAAATGGAGGTTTACCATCTGGATACGGATTAGTTTCCAATCGAATAATTGTATCACCAACCCATACACAAACTATAGCTTCAGTAACCCCATCTTCATTAATGTCATAGTTACCCCAATACTCATATACAATGAGCTTTTTTCTGGCATCATCTTCAAATTGGAATCTACTAGTATCTTGTGGATAATATGAGTAATCATAACTTGTAGAGCCAATTGATTTACTCACCTTATCTAAATTTTTGAATCTACCATCTTTTTTTAATGTACTAATGTCACTTTCATATCTATATATGACAAATTGACATTTATCCATATCATCTTGGCAAGTAGGGTCAAGGAATATATCTTCATTTCTACATACTACAGCAGTTGGTTGATTCTTTTTTACAATAGTTTGGGTAGTTTTTTTAGTTTCAATATACTCTTGCCCATACTCATTAGTTGATACTACTTCAGTATCCATATCAACTTCTTTATCTTCATAATCCCAACCTGTCTGAATAACTACTGTACCTTCTCTTTCTAGTATTTTAATTGCTTTAGACATGAAATTAAATCTATCAAATTTTCTGCAGAACTGAGTATTTAACAACAACTCATTTTGTTCAGATGCTTTAGTATCTTCAAATGTGACTGGAAAGCATTTAACTATATCATTACTACTAACAAATGGATCAATAATTTTTGAGTGTTGCCATTCTAATTGTTTTTTAATATCTTTAGATACAATAGCAGATTTGTCTTCTTCCTCGTTACCATAAGGTAATCCTTCAGTGGCATTAATCCAAAGCTTACGCTTTTCATCCCATTGCAGTTTAACGTGTTCAGCTGCCTTTCGATCTGCCTTTAATGCACGTAGTAGTTTAGCTTTGTCAATCATACTATGTAGTTATCTCTATTATTATACATTTAGTCTATAAATGCTGAATAGCCAGCCTTAGCTCTTGCGTTAGCAAATTCAACAGCATTATCAATTACTCTTTTTGGTAATTCTCTTCCAGTCGTAGCAGAATTAACAATTGAAAATAAATCACCTTTACTTTGATTTGGGGTTACTGTTGGCATTTGTTTACCATCAATATCAATACTATATTCAGTAATTGGCGTATCATTTGTTCCTATATTACCTAACCAACCTTTTCCTTTTGGGTCTGGGCTATTGTACCTAAACCCATATTCACCACCTGATAACATTTCTAGTGGTGATCTTTTAGCAGGTGGTAATTGAACTAGGAAATCTGCTAAGCCATTCATATTATTTTAAATTCTCAAGCTTATAAAGAGTTCTATAGTATCTATCAATTAGAACATCAATTAATGATTGAATAGAATTATCTTCTTGTTTGCATAATTTATATCTATTATCTTCAATCCATTTAACATGAACTTTTAACGTATCTAATGCAGTAGCCTTAGCGTCATTAGTCATTCTATTAATTTCTTTAAATTGCCCATACTTACCCTGATAAGTTTCTGCAATTTCATCAACATCATCAATTACTTCATCATAAAAATCATTTAGAATCATATGCTCTTCATAGCTTTTACTAAGTAAATGAAATATATGAGCGTAATCTCTACTTAAAAATACTAATGCAACTAATTTTTCCATTATTTAAATCTCTTATTTAATATGAATATTATACAATATATACTACTATTTATCAATTATTCTTAACCCATTGAATTAATTTATCTAATTGATCTCTAGTGTCTTTCCATATTGCTCCATTTTCATTTACATTATATAGTAAATCGTATTCACTACCACCAGTAAATGGGGTTGGTTGTTTAGCAGGTTGTACTAGTTCAGCTGGCGGATATGATTTACTCGGCTGTGTTACTAATGGAGTTGTTGTAGAGGCGCACCCAGTCAGCACTAAACTTGTAACTAGCAGGATTATTTTTAGTGAATTCATCAATATTACCTTTATTTTTACTTTCTATTTTACTATTTTTGCTCTTAGTGTCAATTAATTCTTGTGATAACTTTTTATTTAATTCTAACTGAGCTACTAATTGTAAATTAGCTTCATTAGCTATTGCAATTTTTTCTTCTGTATGTGCCATTTCTATTTTAGCTATCTTACTATTATATCGCCAATCTTGAATAAACCATGTTCCTATAACTAATGAAACACCTATTGCAGCTAGAATGTACTTATCCATATTACCAGTACCTATATTCTTTAGATAACCAATCACCATATTTATTACCATACTTATATATTTTAATTGAATAATCATAGTTTATTTCACAATTAGATATTTTACTACCATTTTTAAAGGTAGTATACCCTCTAGTACATTGTGCTAATGCCGCTTCCCAATCTACTACATCAGCCTTTTTAACTTCTTTAACTACCCAATTACCACCATTATAAATCTGGTATGTTACCCATAGTTTTTTATATGGATTTTTATTGTGTGCATCTTTCATTATATATGCTTGTTGGGTAGTCCAATGTGAACTAGCTAACCCAGCCTCAGTTAATTGTTTATTCCAAAATTTATATGTAATTTGAGCAGGAGTACTAGATCCATATGAATCATTACTTATAACGTCTCTACAGCCACTCTCCTGCTTTAATTGCCCTACCCCATACTGTGATGGGTAATCCAAACCAAAATATAACGAGTGAGCTTTACGTACTGGTTGAACGTATTGTTCACATCTGTCTATAGCGTAGACTTGTGACGTAACTAATGAAAGCAGCAGCAGAATTGTTTTCACTTAGCCACCAAATGTATACGCGAGTGGTACTACAATATAAAAAGCAATTCTGACGTACTCACCAGACGTAGTTAATGTGTCAGTCCAGTTTACTTTTGGAAATAACAATTTACCTGCTATGTGCGCATGTAATATACCTGCTGATACTGTGACGGCTTTAAACAATAACAATTGAGATGGTGCTGTACTATCAATATACGTACCAGATAGTAGCAATAAAACACCAATAACGAACAGTGCCATATCAAAGCCTATTCTTTTAATTCCATTAATTGCAATATTTATAAATTTCATTTTACTTTTACCTTTTAATTATTTTGACTATCCATGTTTTGCTCAACAACGCCTGCTAGTAAAGTTCCTATGCTAATAAATAAACTTCTTACTAACTTCATTGCTTCATCATTTAATTCATATTTGCCACTAGTGTATTGAACCATACCTATACCAAATATTCTTCCTTTTGAATCTGCAATAGGAAAACAGTACATTGACTTAATTCCAAAATCTTTGAATTGTTCGTATGCCCCACGTAACCCAGGAGAGTTACACATA